TGGCTCATTTGTGTGTCGACTTTCTCAAAGATGAGTTGCGACCCTACGAGAAGGTTGAGAAGTGTCAAACCCGTATCATTTCCGGTTCGCCATTGGATTATGTCATTGCGTGTCGTATCATGTTTGGAGCTTTCATAGCTGCAAACTTTCGGCATCACACAGCGACAGGCGTTTGCCCAGGCATCAACCCATATCACGATTGGTGGTATCTTGTATCTCACCTTAAAGGTGGTGATAAGACACGCACCAAGTTCTTTGACGGAGATTTCAAGCGCTTTGACGCGAGTGAACAGCCCTACGTGCATTGGGAGATTTTGGACTTTATAAATCGCTGGTATGATGACGGAGAGGAGAATGCACGTATTCGTAGCGTGCTTTGGTTGGATTTGGTTAACTCGCGTCACTTGTGTGGAGTGGGGGGTTCCAACTGCTATGTCATCCAGTGGTGTAAGTCTTTACCCAGTGGACACCCCTTGACAACCATTGTCAATTCGTGGTATGCTTTGATTACACTCTCCTCATGCTTTCAACATATCACCAATGGTGTGGTGGAGTTTCGTGAGATGTGGGATGTTTTCCGCCCCGCCACTTTTGGTGATGACAATTTATCTGGAGTTTCTGACTCCGTGGCCGATGTCTTCAATCAGGTCACGGTAGCCAGTGCGATGAAGGATATATTTAACCTTGATTACACAAGTGGTATCAAGGGTGAGGCTTTGAGACCTCACAAACCCATTGAGGAGTGCACTTTCCTCAAGCGTTCTTTTGAGCGCGATGAAGATGGCACTTTCAATGGTTGGGCTGCACCTTTGCAGTTGGGTAGTTGCCTTTATACGTCTTACTTTTATAAGAACAATAGGGCGCAACTGTCTGAGTTGCAGAGTAAGCTGGATGGCACACTTGGTGAATTGTGCATCCATGCTCCCGAGGTTTGGGATGAGTATGCACCAAAAATCTTTAACCTGATGCGTGACTTAGGTTTTGAACCTATGTACACGGATCGATGTGGTTTTAGAAAGGAAACTGCTTCTCGTTCTGACTTCTGGTTTTAGGGCTATATACGCTATCACATTTGTACATATGTGGAGCTCCCCCATATGTGATAGGTCAGGAACCCACTATTCACCCTCCATTTCTATGGTACTACTCAGGTTGGACCAGAGAAGGAGCTCCCAAGGTGGCCTTTGGGATAAAGCCACTTGTATTTAGTCCCACTATCGATCAACGTGACAACGCTAGCGAGACCGTTGTAAAAAGTCTTGCTCTTGATGGTACCACAACCACTGGTTTGGCCCATTTCCCTGTAGAGGCCGTTAATACGGTAGAAGTTAGTAACAATACTGATGTGGGATTAGCCCAAGATGTTATTGATGAGTATCAGAATTTGAAGAAGTATTTCGAGAGGCCTAGATTGTATGCATCTACCACAGCCTCAACTAGGGGTAACTTGGTTACATATAATGTAAATAATCCAGTAGCCAATTTTTGGCCGGCATCTGCTTTAACACGTTTGTTGGGTATGTTTGGTTATAGGGCCACCGTAAAATTCACTGTTACGTTGGCTTCGACACCCTTTCAACAAGGTTTAGTTGCTGCCAGTTTTCAGTATGGCTGTAATTCTTTTACAGCTGTGAATTTGGCTAGATCCAACTTTCCTGCACTTGTAACAAACATACCACACGTACTTTTGGATTTTGCTGAACACACAGTAGCAGAATTGGTCGTACCTTATATGTCCCCTTATGAGTTCTTTGAGATAGCCAATACTAATGCTTCTGGGGGAGATAATAGAGGTAATGATTATTATTATGGGCAATTTTGTCTTACGCAGCTGTTACCCTATGACACTTTGCCCTCCGCTGCAGCGCCCACTTTACGCATTTATGTTTCTTTGCATGACATGGAGTTCTTTGGAGCAGTTCCTTTATCTGCTAACAATGTCATACCGCAATCCGGGGTTAACCATACTTCGCACATGAATGCTGAGGCTGGAGATGAAGGTGGGAAGAAGCCCTCTGAGTATTTGAAAGCAGGTAGTAAGGTTGCAAAAGATAGTGGCACAGCTGCCAAACAGATGGGTGACACTGTTTCATGGTATTTTGGTAGTTTGGCGGAAACGGCTGAATCTCTTGGTTACTCCAAGCCAGTGAATCAATCGGTCCCACTATTAGTACAGCAGGCAGAGAACGTTTCCGAGTACCATGTTGATCAGCCATCTAATGAAGTGGTTGTGACTCCTTTTCAGTCCAACCGTTTGGCAGTAGATTCTAAGCAAACAGGTACGTCTATTGATGAGATGGATCTTTCTTTTGTCTTATCTAACTACTCTCAAGCTTACGTTGGTGCTATGACCACTGCGGACACTGCTGGTACGGTTTTATACGCCACCAATTTGTGTCCCACGAGCTTTTGGTTCAGATCTAGACCATTAGCACGGCCTGGTGGTAATTTACCACTACCAGTTAGTGCTTCTGTAACCACTTCATGCTTTCAACCAACCACTCTGTGTTACATTTCTCAGATGTTTAAATTTTGGCGTGGATCAATCAAGCTTCGCTTTCATTTTGCTAAGACTAAGTTTCACGGAGGCAGAGTGTTAGCAGCATACATACCATCGACTGCTGATGTTATTAGTCCGCAATTTAACTCGGCCACAGTTGTCACACCTGAGATAGCTGCTGGCTTAGTACAACCTTTTCAATACTCTGAGATTTTCGATTTGCGAGATAACTCAGTGTTTGAAATGATTGTGCCTTACGTCACATCTAGGCCATTCATTTCTACTTTGGCTTATAGTGGTGGTGTAACGTTGACTGTGTTGGATCCACTTGTTACCACTGGTGAGACTTCTACCTCCATATCTTACATGATAGAGGTTTGTGCGGGTGATGACTTTGAGTTAGCAAATTTCATAGGTTCTGGGTTATCTCCCTGTAATGCCACAAATTCC